AATACACAAGTTAGTTAGACAGGTTAAGTGAGATTACTAGTCTTGTACTACTGAAGGGTTCAAACGTTGTTGATGTGAACCATCGCGGAAAACTTCTTCAATTTTGTTTTCTGCATAATCAGCAAATGAACCAGTAGCAAATTCTTGTAGAGTATTTGGTGCCTCTACCCAAGCTGCTGAACCAACATGTGCACGTTCGCGCATTGTTTCTTCGGCTGGCTTAGTGTGAACTGGTGCATTACGATTTGGACGTCCTGCTGCAGGTGTGTAACCTTGAGAGGCTCCGTTAGAGAATTCCTGTGGAATATCTGTGTCTGTTGCTAATCCTTCTTCAAAACGAAGAGGTCCACGTTGACCAGGAATTGCTCCGGCCATTTTACGGTCATAGATATTACCTGGGCGCTCTGGAAATTTAGGCGCTGGTGCAATTGCCATATTTAAAACTCCATATTTCTATTTAAGGTACCTTAATAAAAGTGTTCTGCTTTTTTACCTTTATGTCAGGCTAAAATCAAGTTTACCTGTAAAAAGGCGATGAACTGACCTCTACTGAGGGCATTGTTAAATCTAATGTGAGACTACAAGCGATAGCCAAACTGTCAGCAAAGTCATCATGAGCATGGGCTTCATCGGGGGCTTTGGCTAAAAAGTTAGGTCCAGTAAATTTAGTTTCTAAATCAGTCATCTGTTGGTAGAAACGTTTCCAGGTTCTTAATCGTCTAGTCTTTGCATGAGCTGGCCAACCGACCATCCTTCTATCAATTAAAGCCTTTAAATGTTTCCAACGTTTTGACTGCTCTGGTTGGCTACTGCCTAGAGAGTGAACTTCGGCTCCTGGAAGCAAAAGCTTAAGACGTTGGGCTACTGCATCTCCAACTCCGTTTGCATCAACTCCAACAGCTATCACATCGTATGCAGAAAGGAAGTTAACTATTTGAAAATACTGGTCTTCCCAATCATCGCCTTGAATTTCAAGCCAATTAAGAATTCTGTGGTCAAAATAACCAAACTCATCTGGTCTATCCCAATCAACCCATACAACAGTAACTACAGTTGAATCTAGTTTTCTTGCTGGGTCAATTCCAACTACTACAGGGCTACGATGCCAAGCCTTGACAATTTCTTGAGAAGTATCTCCAAGTTCGTCCATAATTGTAGAAGTTACAAACATTCCTCTTTCAAGTAGCCATTTACAAGAATAAGACATTTGGAATTCGTCAGATTCTTCACCAATACGTAAAGTTTCTCGTTTAATGAATTTTCCGTAGTTTTGATTTACTTTAGCTACTTCGCGCCAATCCCATTCAAAGTGGTTTTGTCTACTGCCTCGAGTTGTTTGTCTTCTCTTATTTAATTGAATAGACCTGTAAAAGTTATTTTTACTTGTAGTTGGAGTACCAGTTTTAACCATAGTTCCTGAGTAATAAGCCAACATGGGAGAAATAGATTTAGATACTACAAAGTCATCTGCTTCTTGACACTCGTCAATAACAATAAGATGAAAAGATTTAGATTCAATTTTTGCTCTTGGGTTAGCTGTCATCATCATTAAAGTAGAACCAGAGTTCTTTAATTTAATCTGTCTAGTAACTCCGGGAACTTTACCAAGGCTGTCATCTATTTCTGGGTCACCTAATATTTCTTGCGCTCTTTCACTAGTAAGCCTGTTAACAGCGCGTCCAAATAAAGTTTCAACCTGACCTTCAACTGGAGCAAACATTCCTACCCAGATACCAGTTTTAAATCTACCTAGTAAATCTGGATACATCTTTGCAAGTCTTGGTAATAAAACCATGAGAGTAACAACTGTATTAGCAATAGTTTCAGATTTACCTGATTGACGTGCAGCTAGAGCGGTTACTTCTTCACCATCATTAATAATTACAGATTCAATAATTCGACGTGCTAAAGGTTTTTGATATGGGTGAAGGTCATGGCCAACAAGGGCTTCCATAAACTGCATAGTTCTATCTACTAATTTAATAACAAATTCTTTAGATAACTCATCAAGTTCGTCTTCCTCTTCGGGAGGAAGGTCATCTTCATCTTCTTCAAACTCTTCTTCTAAAAGCTCTTCGTTCTCTTCAAGAAGTTCTAATTCTGGCTCGTTCATTTTTTCCAATTCTTTAACACGATAGTTTAAGTTTAACCAATATGCTGTCCTGATTGGACTCGAACCAATAACCACTCGATTAACAGTCGAGTGCTCTGCCAATTGAGCTACAGGACATCAGAGAGCCTCGAGTCAGGATTGAACTGACGACCTTCCGCTTACAAGGCGGATGCACTACCGCTGTGCTATCGAGGCCTAAAACTAATGGCCTAGGAGTTAACCCAGGCCATAAGAGTGCCGCCACCACACGGGAGAGAAAGGAAGAGAGGCATATCTATTATTACATATAGTCGTTAATAGTAGACGTTCCGACATCAGTTAGCGTGTTGGCTTAATAGTCCTATTATGTAATTCATCTAAAACTGCATGTAAAGCTTCTGCTCCAGTAAGAGCTTCTTGTAAATAAACATCTTCTCTATTTTTTTCATAAGCTGAAAGGCATCTTCCAAGTTCATATAAAGATTGGCTAGCCCACATATCTAGCTCAGCAGTAGGTATCTTAGAAACTCTTTTTTTAATTTTTTCAGAAAATGGCTTATCCCATTTAGTAGTCTTCTTGAACACTTACACCCTCCTGAGACCATTTAGATAACGGTATCACTCTACCTTCAATAGCAGATAAAAGGGCTTCGGCTTCTTCAAGTCTTGACTTACCAAACACACCTAAAGCAATCCCTGGTCTAGTAAAGGGAACTCTAAATACTAAACATTTACCTTTTCTAAACGGAGGTTCAATTTCGCTAGTCCAGCCTTTTTCAATAAAAGGCATAAAACCACGTTTTCCGTAGTTAACAATATCAACGTATAGTGGCCCGATTGTTTTCATATTAGTTGTTTAATTGAGTCCTTGGTCCCGGAGACATTTCTGCTGGATTAAATGCACCCATATCTGGCCATTGGTCTAAACCAGATTCTTTTAAGTATACACCAGTAGATTCACTAGCTTTTAATTCGTTCCACATTTCAACAGGAACTCCGTAGTATCCCCACCAAGTTCCGTCTCTAAATCTAACTACTAAAGTTTCACTTTGTTTACTATATGCAAGTTTTAAAGCTCTAGGTCTTTTAGGATTCTTAGTAGGTGCTGTTTGTGTTGTATAAGAAGTATCTTCAGGTTCTCTAGAATCGGTTACTTCATAATCTTCAGGAGCAGACTCAGTTATAGTTTTTTTAAAATCATCTACTCTTTCAGGAGTTAGATATGTAGAAGCCCATCTATCTACTGCTTTTTGAGAATCTTTACGCAACTCTTCAAGAGAAGGAATTGTAGGTTTTCTAGCCATTAACACTCATGTTCGTTAGTTTTTGTAGATAATACTTTAGAGTCGCAATCACCGCAATACAAGTATATTGGTTTAAAATTATTTTGAGCCGTAGCTCCTTTTTCAAAATCCATACCATCTTCATTTAAAGCTGGTTGATAATCATCAACAATTTTAGATTCTTTAAATAGTTCTCTTGGAAAGGGGCCTGTTGGATTTGTTACTTTATTAGGAACAGGGTGAGCCTGTTTGGCTTTTACCCTTGTTGTTTTCATTCTTCAGCCTTGGCTTTGGAAGCTTTCTTTTTAGTTTCGTCTCTTAATTTAAAATCGCCACGTGTTGCTCTAGGAAGTAAATGTTTTGGTAAACAACGATTGCAATAATCTACCGGTCTAACTCCACGGTCTGCCATTGTAAAATGAGCGTCATTTTCACAATTTGCACATTTAATCGCCATATTTATCTCCTAAAAATATAGGGCAGATAGTCTGCCCTATAAATTAAATTATTCTTCTGATGCACCTGGTTCAGCTAAAGGAAATTCTCCTCTTGCTGCTGCAGCGCCTAAATGTGTAGGTAAGCAATCCCAAGCATAGTTTCCTGCAGCTTCTGGGTATCTATCTGCTGGAACTGTGTAATGAGCTTGTTTACCACTAATATCGCAAACTACTGTAGGTGTAGGTGCTTTGGGTGTTGTTGCCATTAAATCTCCTAAGTCGACAATAGGGCGAGAGGTTATCCCGCCCTATTAGTTTATCTTAAATTACGACGCTAATACAGCGCTAGGGTCAATGTCTTTCCCAGCAGACCAGCGAATGTTGTCTCTCATTTCAAAATGTAAATGAGGACCAGATGAATTGCCAGTGTTACCGGATTCCCCGATATGTTGGCCCTTCAATACTGTGTCTCCTGGTTTAACAAGAGACTTTGAAAGGTGAGCGTAGATTACCCACCCACCTGTTACTTTTTGCACAATTTGGGTTCCATAAGATTTTCCCCAAGATGCATTTTCAATTTTTCCATCAGCTACGGCAATAATGTCTGTGCCTTCTTTGCACGCATAGTCGACACCAGTGTGATAACCTTTTGACCACATTTTTCCTGTTTTTTTATAAGGTGTGGTAATTTTTCCATCTTTAATAGGTGAGCCCATTAATGAATCAGTCCTTTGAATTGTCTAATTTCAGAAACAATATCTGATTTTCCGTTGTGATAAACCATACAAGAAATAGGTGTTCCTGGTTTAGCGTTGAAATACCAAAATAACGTAAACTGCACAGAAGTGACATCTTCGGGTACAGCGTAAGTATTAGTACCAGTAGTGTCGTTCTTGCCTTTATAGTCTCTTGAGTAATTCATTTTTACATATGTTGGTCTACCAGTTTTAGGTAGAGTCAAATGTAATTGTGCTTCCCAAAAACAATGACCTTCTTCTGTAGGGTCAATAGCGTCTTTACCGTTGAGCACCATAGGTGTCCAAACATTTGGTTTAAAAGACTGTTTGTTTTTATCGTCTTTCCATTGAATGTACAAGGTTTACTTAGCACCCTTACCGAATGCTTTATCATTTGGATTCAAAGCACGCATTGCTACTGGAAGTACTGCTGCTACACCAGCACTTAAAATCATTTTAAGTGAATCGGCGTTTAGAGATGCAATATCTCCACCAGTTGCTAAAAATGCAGCAAGAGCTGCGGCTGCAAAAGAACGTGCGTATGAGGCTACTGCTGCTTTCATAGATTTTGACATATTTCTTCCTTCTAGAGGTTGTGCCGTTTTTACCGGCTCTATAAAGTCTGCCCCAAGAAAGTTAGGAGCGTCAGCCTAAATTAGTCTTTTGTTTCCTCAACATGCTGATGAAACTTGCCCTCTAAGCGGGCTAGAGATACGCGAACCTCTACCATTTCGCGCTTAATATCATTGACGGCATCTTTTATTGAACCCCCGCCATTGGGTTTTAATTCTATTAAGTATGATTTAACAATCCATCGTACTGATAAAACGATGGTTCCTAAAAAGGCTGCGAAGCCGGATAAGGTAGCTGCCCAATCCATGAGAGACATAAAATATTCATTTCTGTTTGTAGTTTTAACTAAACAGTTTGTTTTCCGTGTAATGTCACGTGTATTTACTTATTTATACATTACTTTAGTAACACCTGTCACTCTAAAAACAATACTTTTAGTTCGCCTTGACTTGAGTACGAAAGTTTGATTGGCTAGATATACCTGAGAGGAGCAAGAATATTGCTTAATATCAGAAAGATAACACACTCATGTGTGTCATTGTTGGTAGTAGCTGCATTTATAGTTACACCGGCAATAGCATCTCCGCCAACAGAACCTAAATCTGTAACTATGGCGGCTACAACAGAACCTAAAACAACAGTTAAATTAACTCGTGTTACAGTTTCTGTAAGTAGAACAGATGCAAGAGAAGCAATCATTAGCCCATATGCAAAATTCTTTGATGCAGAAGCTTTAGCGTTTTTAATGGTTCATGCAGAAGGTTGGGACTTGCAAGAATGGAAATGTTTGCGTAATGTATGGAACAAAGAAAGTCGTTTTAATCCTAAAGCTCAGAATAAAAATTCAACAGCTTATGGTATCCCACAGTTTTTAGATTCAACTTGGGAAGCTTACGGATTTAAAAAGACTTCTGATGCCAAAGAACAAATAATAGCCGGACTAGCTTATATCGATAAAAGATACGGGAGCGCATGTAATGCATGGAGTCACTGGGAGCGAAAACACTGGTATTGATAAATTTAAAGCACCTTTTTTTGATGGGTCACAACCATGTGCCCAAACAGACCCTGATTTGTTTTTTCCAAACAATGCAGCGGAAGGCGCAATAAATATTAAATATACTAGAAAAATTTGTAAATCCTGTGAATTCAAATCTCACTGTCTTGAATATGCACTAACAACTCCATTAATAATGGGAGTATGGGCTGGTACCACAGAACACGACCGAGTAGTTATACGAAGACAAAGACGAACTTCTAAACGTTAAAAAAGAAAGCCCCTGGATAACCAGGGGCTTTTTTATTTGGGTTATTAGGCCCAAGAGGTGATTGTAATCGTGGCAGTTGTAGCAATGCTTGCTGCGGCTGCTGCTGTGCTTTGGGTTTTGACTGTTCCAGATGCACCAGTTAAACGATTTCCAGGTGTGATAGCGCCTGTGTCGGCAACTGTCCATCCTGTACCTGCAATAACAAGTGTGCTTCCTGAACCACCAGTTACAGACCAAGTACCAACAAGTGCTGCTGGGATACCTGTACCAGCTGCAATAGTAACCTTTGTACCTACTGGCCATGTGCTTGTTCCGCCAGAGACGGTTACAGTTGCGGCAGTTGTGGTTGTAACGTTAATCTGAGTTGGCTGTGTAGCTGTATTTGTAACTCCGGTGGTATTTGTAATGTTAGCTAATTCGTAACCAGCATCCAAAAGTTCATCAAGAGCATTTGCTGTTGTTTCACCAAGTACGCTAGGTACTACGATGTATGCAGTTCCTGAAACAAATGCACCATCACCTGAAGCGGCTGCTGTTGTAGATTCAACTTTGCCGTATTGACCAGTGATTGATACGCCGTTTCCTACTGCACTTGTAACTGTAAATCTAGTTGCATTTGCAGTTGCTACTGTTGCTGATGACAAGTTAAATGCAGAAGTTACAAGACCTGTAATATTTACAGTGTCTCCTGCTGCTAATTTATTTTGTGCGGTGTATGTAACAGTTGTTCCATTTCCACTTGCAGCTGTAACAATGTAGTTACCGGTTGCTGCTGTGTAAGATGGGAAACTTGCCCATTCACCTTCTGCGATATTGTGATTGTTAAATGCAGGGGTTACTACGTTTAGACGTCCACTTGCAACTTGTGTAGTTGCTGCCCATGCATAATCTGCACCAACACCAGGAAGTGAGCTAATAACTACTTTTGCTTGTGCTGTTGCACCAGTTACTGCTGTGCCTGTGGCTGCGTTTGTAACAGTGAATTGGCTTGAAGAAGCTGTTGCAATTAATACGTTTGTTAAGTTAAATGCAGATGTTGATAAACCTGTAATTGTTACAGTCTGTCCAGCAATGAATGTATTTGTTGCAGTATAAGTTACGGTTCCAGCAGTTGCTGAAGCTGCAGTTACTACTGCTGTTTGATATTGAATTTCGTCAGAACCAGTAGTTCCACCGAAGTTGCTAATTGAAGCAGCACGGTCATCGTTTGGTTGCATAGGAACGTTACCCCATACAAAATCAACGGCAACATTGCTTGAGGAATCTAATAAATTCCCGTTGTTATTTACTGCCATGTTTTACCTATTCTCTAGAGTTTGGTTAACAGTCCCATGCGCGTAGGGACTTGTTTATTCGGCTATTCGGATTGTTAGCGGTTTTAGAAGACGTATTTTTCTTTTTCATACCTTCCATGCGAGCACAGAAAGACTTTCTCCGGGCGGCGGACTTAGACGATTTTTTCGCCTGCTCACGCTTTACCGGTGGTTTAAGGTTACTACCTGGATTAGCTTTTTCGTAGGACTTACGTCCCTTTTCATTAAGGCCGCCTTTGGGGTTTTTACCCGCCTTGCGTTGCCATGCTTCAGATTTCGCCATAGGTCAATTCTAATTAGATTA